TACGAAGTTTTTAATGAGTTCAAGATGGCACCCTCCCGTGATACACGTATCAGCGTATTACAAAGCAATGATAGCTGGGCATTGAGAAATGTTCTTATGGGTGCTATGCATCCTGATATCAAGTTTGCTATCAAGAAGGCGCCTAACTATAAGAAAGAAGCTGTCCCAGAAGGACTGGGATATAATCACATGACTGATGCTTTGAGTAAAATCTATTTGTTCATGGAAAACAATCCACGAACACCTCCGGCACTCACAGACAAACGAAGGGAAGAATTACTCCTGCAGTTATTGGAGTCACTTGAACCCAATGAGGCTGATATCTACATTGCTATGATGTTGAAGGACTTGAAAGTTCCCTATCTAACACCAAAGCTAGTGAATGAAGCCTTTAAAGGACTGTTACCAGAATAGGTGATGAAATGAAACAGCGTAAAGTATCAACTCAGAAAATTGATCCATTGTATGCCGACCTGTATGAGGAAGAGAAACGATACGGCGGAAAGCGTATGGAAAAGTTACCGTCCGAGATGCATAACAAGCGTCCTCTAAAGAACCTTAAGAAGGCGTGGATGGAACACCTTGAGGACTTTGACGAAGTGGATGATTTCTTTGAACATTGATTGTCAACAAATCTAGCCCTTGACAACTCTATCAAAAAGAGTAGAATGGTATTCATGATCAGCTATTGATATGAGGAATTCATTATGTCTGTCAAAAAGATCCTTTCTTTACCAAGTCTTAGTGATTATATCAAAGGAAATCTAGATGATCTTTGGTATGGTACCTTTCTTCAAGGTTACTACTATCTTAGCAGCAAGACAAAGGGTGTTTTTGGTGAGTTGTTTACCGAAAACTATCTCAAAGAAAAAGGTTTCAAAGTTACAGGTCGTGTAGGCGGTAGTTCCGATCATGATATGGTTGTAAATGGTATCAAGGTTGAAGTAAAGTTTTCTGTCGCCCAGACAGATAGAAACAAAAAAACAGGTGTCAAAAAAATCGTTAAAGATAGATTTATGATGAACCATGTTGGCATCGGAAAAGATTGGGATCGTTTACTGTTTGTCGGTATCAATCCTAACTTTGAAGAGTCTCGCATTGTATGGTTTGATAAAAAAGATATCAAAGAAATCATAAAGAACAAAGATTACTTTTCACATCAGCAAGGCGGCGAACACACAGAGAATGATGACTATATCTCTGGATCAAAAAAACTTATCAATCTTATCAATTCAAAATATGCGAAAGGCCTTGAGCAATGGTAAAACTTTATCACGGTGATTGTCTTGAAGTTTTAAAAGAACTTGAAGACAACTCGGTTGATATGGTCTTAACTGATCTTCCTTATGGTACCACGGCTTGTAAATGGGACACTATCATTTCATTTGATGAACTATGGAAGCAGTTGAACCGAGTTGCTGTGAAAAAAGCTGCAATGGTGTTCACGGCGCAAATGCCCTTTACTGCGGTATTGGCTATGTCTAATATCAAAAATCTAAAGTATGAATGGATATGGGAGAAACCTCAAGGCACTAATCCTCTTAATGCTAAAATCATGCCAATGAAATCTCATGAGAATGTTTTGGTGTTCTGTAGGGAAACTCCCGTCTATAATCCTCAAATGGAAATGGGCAAACCTTATGGTGGCTTTTCTTCTGATCAATCAGTCATAGGTGAGGTTTATGGTAACGTGAAATCTAAACACCGAGATAATCCTACAGGAGAAAGATATCCCAAGACTGTTCAGCGTTTCAAACAAGATAAGGGATTACATCCAACACAGAAGCCAGTTTCACTTATGTCTTATCTGATCAAAACTCATTCCAATTCTGGTGATGTTGTTCTTGATTGCACTATGGGTTCTGGCACTACTGGCATTGCATGTATTGAAACGGAACGAAACTTTATAGGTATTGAAATGGATGAAAAGTATTTCAATCTGGCGAAGGATCGTATTGAGAAAAGACAAAGTGTAAACACTCTACCTATCTAAAAAAGTTCTTGACATTCCATTATAGAAGAGTATAATGGATATTAGTGGATGGGAGTCAATCCTGTTCACATAAACCCAGAGAGGTCTATATCATGGCATACAATATACAATGGTTCTATTACGAGTGGACTCTTAACGATTTCCGTCGAGAGGCTTCCACAATTGACTGCAATCCTATATGGCAGCGTGGAAATGTTGACACACTGTTTAGTTCATCAAGTAAACCTTCCAAAGCACAATCAATCATTTCATCAATTCTTTTAGGACTTGATATTGGTGAGATTAAACTGTGTTGGTATCAAGGTCAACGTGCATCGGTAGACGGTGGTAATCGAAAAAGGGCTATTCTTGCCTTTTTGAATAATGAGTTTCAGTTGCATCGTAAATCTCCATGGGGACAAAAGTTTTTTAAAGAACTTCCTCAAGATGTGCGTGAATATTTTGAAAACTATAGGATGCGTGTAATCGTCTATGAGGATCTTCCTTCACATTTGATTGGTCTTACCTTTAGAACAATCAATACTACTACCGAAGTTAATCCGCAAGAACAGCGAAATAGCTATGGTATGGATCCTCTAGCTTGTTTGATTAGAGAGTTGGTTCGTTTAATTCCCGAACTTTCAAATCCAACACACGAATTATATACAATCAAAAGTATATCAAAGAATGGCGAAGAACGATACAAGTATCTTGCTTTCAATAACAATCGATTGAAAATGGAAGATCAATTGGCTCGTATTGTTTATCGCATCGTTGAAGGTCACGATCCTAAAAAGAAGTATGCTGGCCCTTCACCTGAGAAGGCTTTGTTTGATATGTATGACACCGTCGGACCTCGTTGGGAAAAGAATCGTGATGAACAAACAAAGATCACTAAGAAGGTAAGAGAAGCACTTGACGTTTTTCAGAAAGTCGCTAATGCTGCTAATACTCGTCGTGGTGGTCAGGGTATCACCATTGGTCAGTTTTCACTTTTAACTCGTGTTTATTTTAGAATGAAAGATAAATACGGTGAATTTAAAGTGAACAACTATTTGGATTTCTGGGATCAGTTTGCTCGGGCGTTTATCACCGTAGAAGCTCGTCGAGATTTGATGATGATTGAAGATAAAAATGGAAATCTTGTTGAGGGTGATCGTACCGTTGGTGAAGCATTTCGAAAGTATCTTTCTTTTGATATACAAACCGACTTCAAATACTTTTTCTCTCTAGATAAGTTTCTTGAATACTTTGATCCACTGAATGTGATCACTGTAAAAGATCCAAAACGTTGCTTTACTGCAAAGGAAATTGAGGATCGTTTGATTCAGCAAGATTGGACCGACTATATCGACGGTCATCCACTTGCTCTTGAAAATGCTGTGGGTGCTCATCGTATTGCTCACACAAAAGGTGGCCTTACAGTATTAGATAATTTGGCTGTTATTTCGGCTGAACATAACACAGCAATGGGTTCAATGGATGTTGACTCCTACAAAGCGTGGTATGAAGCAAACGAGAGAAAACTAGCTTCTTGATCTAAGTCAAAGAAAGATTTCTGCACATGTGCAGAAATCACCCCCAAAATAGGCCCTTGACAATTCCACAGAACCTGGTATAATGAAGGTATGATCAAGACAAAACGCAAACCTCGCTCTGACCGTAAACATCTGATTTACTCGTTGTCTGTAAACAACAAAGAGTATATCGGCGTCACCTTTGTTGACAAAGGTCGCATCAATGCATCCCTAACCCGTCGCTGGAATAAGCATGTCAATCGAGCCTTGAATGAAGACAAAGGCTGGAAGCTATGTGCCGCTATCCGTAAACACGGTGCCGATTCGTTTACAGTCAGTGTCCTCGAGGTCGTCCGTGGCAAGTCTGCCGCTCATATCCGTGAGAGAGAGTTGATTAAATTGAGAAAACCCAAACTCAACACCGACGTCCGCTAGGGTGCGTCAACTTGTCACGGCTGTTGCCAAACGATTGTCCTTGACTATTCCTCAAAACGTGGTATAATACTCCTATAAACGATGGAGATAGACATGAAAAACTTCGCTCAAAGCACCTTCAACCCAACGACCGACCACAATGCTCGGTTCACCAAGAAGAACCTGGTTCTTAATACTAACACAATAGATGCCCTATTGACCTATATTGAGAATGGTGGTACAATTACGGTATGTAAGCCTGGTCGTAGGAATACTGCTAACACATCTTTTCCTATGGTCAAGGGTTCAGTTTCTAATCGTGGTGCTAAACAAGTCAATCTTACCTCTGCTGGCATCAAAGCGAAAGGCTAAAACATGTTTGAACTTATCGTCCTAACTGTCTCACTGGCTATTCCAGTTTCGTTCGCCCTTGTTACTCTCTTATCTAACGAGGAATAAGATGTCGGAAGTTTATGCTGTGATATGGTCTGTGCCATATGAGGGTGAAAACCTTATGGGTGTGTTTTCGGACTACGTGAAAGCTCGCCGATACGTGCTGGATCAAAAAGACGAAAACTTAGAAATCCGTAAGCTAGAGTTGAACAAGGTATATGAAGACATGTTTATTGTTGGGGAGACTGTGTAATGTTCAAAGATGATGAACAAATGGTCCAGTGCTTTGCGCTGTTCGCAACCCTTGTTGGCCTTGCTTTTGGTGTCGGGCTTATCGCATACTTTGATGGGTGATCAAAATGAAAAACATGATCTATGTTCTAATAGCTGTTAGCTATCATATGGACGAACAATTCGTTCTTGCCGTCTATACTACAAAAGAAGCCGCTAAACAGGCTTTGATTGAAGCTAAGATGAATAACCATACTGAATGGATGGAATACGTTCTGGAACATAGAGCGATTAACGCAGCACCTACACTAACCAAGGTTAAGAAAACCAAGATTAGATTTAAGGCTGCCTAAGGAGGTTTATATGCGTGTTCATATGATAAAGACATATGATCTTACTATCTTCTTCAAAGATAATACTAAGATTGTATTTCTTGACATTACTCGTAGCATGATGATGAAGTATGTAAAGAAGTATCAAG